GCGACGCGACCGCGGGCTTGCCGCGCAAGCGCAAGCGCGACGACCCGGGTCGCATCGGAGTGACTGCGGATCTCCACTCCTTCTTCCAGAAGGAAGCGTCGCACCGTTGGGCGGCTGATCTGCAAACGGTTGGCGAGGCTGTATTCGCTCTCCCCGGCGAGGTAGGCGGCGGCAAGCCCGTCGGGCTTCGCCAGTTCTCTCCTCGGTGGGATGCCCCTGCGGGTTCGCTCACGATGGAGAGTCGTGCTGGATATGCCACACGCGGTAAGGATTTGCTGCTGCGGCTCGCCAGCCAAGTAGCGCTCGATCGCGTCGTGGAGGTGACTCGCGCGGACTGGTCTGGGCATGTCTACAACCTGACTTCCTCGGAGGGATGGTTCGCAGCCAACGGGTTGATTGTATCCAACTGCGACTGTCGGCACATCCCGGTCGATGAGAGTGTCGCCGGGGACTTAACTACCGATCCGCGCGCTGCGGTCGAAGCGGGCAACGTGACCGGACTGTCGAAGGCCGACCACCAGGCCATCTTGGACGGCGCCGACCCCGGCAAGGTTGTGAACGCGCATCGCGGGATGTTCACGGAGCAGGGCGCGAAGTTGACGCGTGAGGGCACCCGCACCCGAGGCAAGCCGAGGACACCGCGACCTAGGCCAGAGACCATATATCAGCTTGCTGGCGGCGACCGGGCGAAAGCCATTGAGTTGCTTGCGAAGTGGGGCTACATCATCCCGTAGCCCGTCAGAACCACCAGAGCCGAAACGGATCTGGACTTCCCGAAACGGGGAACCATCGCATGACCGCACCCGACCCGCAGACCGCCGCGCCCGCCACGATCTCCTTCGAGACGGGGGAGGCGGCACCAGCGGCAGCACCCGCCGCACCCGCGGAGACGGCCCAGACCGAAAAGGACTGGAAAGCCGAAGCCGAGAAGTGGCAGGCGTTGTCGCGGAAGAACGAGGACCAGGCCAAAGCGAACGCCGCCGCGGCGAAGCGGGTCAGGGAACTCGAAGAACGCGACATGTCCGAGGCGCAGAAGGCGCAGAAGGTGGCGGATGAAACCGCCGCCGAACTGGCCCGGTACAAGGCAGAGGCTGAGCAGCTGCGGGCCTCTGACCTCCGCAAGCAGGTTGCGCTCGACAAAGGTGTCCCCGCGGCGCTTGTCAACAGGTTGCAGGGTGCGACGGCCGACGAGTTGGCCGCCGACGCCGACGCGCTTCTGGCTCTGATGGTCGCTCCGCGGTCACCGCAGCCGGACCAGGCGCAGGGTCCGCGGCCGTCTACGCCGCAGACCGACGAGGACCGCTTGTGGGAGCAGTACTCCCCCCACGTCCTCCCCAACATCCGCAAGAAGTAGTGCTAACAGAAAGGCCGCGACATGGCCGACTTTCTTCCCAAGTTCAAGCCGGGTCAGTCGTGGACTGCGACGACCTCTGCCTCCGTGACGGGGGGCAAGCTCCTCGAGGTTTCCGGCGACGGGACCGTTGCTCACGCGGGTGCGAACAGTATCTCCGTGGTGGGTGTGGCGGCGTTCGACGCCGCATCGGGCGACAAGGTGACCATCTACTCGGGTGGCATCGCGCAGTTGGTGTCGTCGGGTGCGATCACTGCCGGTGCGAAGGTCGTGGCGGGTGCTGCGGGTGTGGTGACTGCGCTGGCCGCGGTTTCGACTCCGACCGCCGCGGACGTCACGAACACCCGCGCGATCGTCGGCACTGCGCTGACGACCGCCGCGAACAACCTCGTGCTGGTGCAGTTCGTCAACGCCTGATTCACCCGCTGGTTCAGCGGCTTCAACTTCCCACTTAGCAGACGGCGGATCGCCTCTGCTCCTGAATCATTGAGGTGATTCGCAAATGGCAAATCTGTATCCCCCGCCCGTGAACACGATCTCCGGTGACAACATCACCGCGAGTCGGTTCGCGAACTCCACCCCGCTTCTGTCCCGCGCCCTGCGGAACCTGGCGGACCTTCGGTACGTCGGGAACCTGATCATCCCGCAGCGGGTCCAGACCACCTCGGGTGCGATCAACTGGGAGTCCCCCGGTGAAGGTCTGACCGCCGCTGACGCCCCGGAGCAGGTCGCCCCCGGCGCCGAGTACCGGCTGACTCAGACGGCGAACGGCACGGTCAACACCTCGGCGGTCGCGAAGTACGGCGAGGACACCATCATCGAGGACGAGGCGATCTCGCGGTTCAGTTTCGCGGCGATCAACAAGTCCCTCGCGAAGATGAACAACTCGGCGAAGATCCTGATTGACGCCTCCGTGGTGGCTGCTGTTGCCACCGCCGCGACGTACACCGCTGCGGCGACGCAGAAGTGGGACGGCTCGGGCACCACCCCGTTCATTCTGCGGGACATCATGAAGGCAAAGGCGAAGATGCGTGGCCTGAACCTCGGCTACGACGCGAACGCGCTGCTTGTCGACGAGGATCTGTGGGCGTACCTCGCCTCGGACGCGACGGTGCTGTCCGCGATGGCCCGTGAGGACAAGTCCAACCCGATCTACACCGGGAAGTTCGAGATCCTCGCCGGTCTGGAGATCATCCCGGTGCCGGCGCTGAACCTTCCGGGTGGTGTGAACACGGCGGCGTTCCTGGTGGACCGCAACAACGTCGGGTTCATCCTCACCGAAGATTTGGGTGGCGGCTACATGTCGGCCGGTGACCTGACGGAGTTCAAGTCGTGGCGCACAGAGGAAACCGACGGTGTGCGTTGCCGGGTGCGGGCGAACTTCAAGGCGGTCGTCACCGATCCGGGCGCGATCTACAAGATCACGACCGTCGCCTGATCCTGACCGAGACACGAGGGGAGGGCGGCCATGTCGTACGCATCTGTTGACGATGTGGCCGTCCGCCTCATGCGCGCGTTAACCAACGCGGAGCGGCAGGCGGCGGCGGAGTTCCTCGACGACCTCGAGGCGGACGTGCTGGCCCGATTGCCGGACATTCTGGACGGCACCGACCCGGCGCGGATGCGGCGTCTGTTGGCGGTGGAGGCGACTGCGGTTGCCCGGTTGATCCGTAACCCGGAGGGCCGTAAGCAGGTGCAGTCGTCCATCGACGACTATTCGCAGTCGTACACGGTGGATTCGTCTACGTCGTCGGGGTCGTGGGAATTGTCGGAGGCGGAGTGGGCTCGGTTGGAGCCGACCGCGGCGGCTGTCGACGGTTCGGCGTTCTCGATCGTCCTGTCGTACGAGTACTGAATGTCGTCCCCGGAAACGCTTCTCGCGGACGGCAGGGCCGAGGCCGAGTCGTTGATGGCCGACACCTGCACGATCCGCGCCGCGTCTACGACGGGCACGTGGGACGAGAACACGGGCACCTACCCGGAGGTTCCGGGGTCGGTGTTGTACCAGGGGAAATGTAAGCGGCAGTTCGAGCGTGCCCGTCAGGAAACGATCGTCGCCGCCGGGGACCACAACGCGGTCATCCGTATCACGTCGCTGCACATCCCGGTGTCCGCGCCGCGTATCGAAGCGGGTGCGGTTGTTGTGATGACCGGGTGCCCGAACGACCCGGCGTCGGTGGGGTCGAAGTTCCGTGTGCAGGGTCCGGGGATGAAGACGTGGGCGACTGCGCAGCGGCTCAACGTGTTGGAGGTCGTCGGGTGAGCGCTGACATCTCGGAGTTGACGGCGTTCGCATCGGCGCTCCGCAAGGCGGCGCACGAGGTTCGCAGCGGCACCCGCCCGGTGGTGTCCAAGGGCGGCCTGAACGTGAAGGACCAGGCGCGGAAGAACCTGCGGGCGACGCACCACCGTCCCACCTCGGTGCCGTGGCTGCTCGCCGGGGCGGTCACGTACGACGTGACGGCCATCGCGGACGGTTGGGAAGCGGAGATCGGCCCCGACCAGTCGATCTCGGGTCTCGGCAGGGGTACGGAGTTCGGGTCGCAGCATCACGCGCCGATTCCGTTCCTGATCCCGGCGTACGACGACGAGGCACCCCGGTTCGAGGAAGCAGCAGGGAAACTTTTGGACAAACTCCTGTGACGATCGCCGAGGCGGTCGTGGCGCGTGTTGTCGCGGCGCTGCCCGGCAAGCAGGTGTTGGACGGGCAGGTTGTCGACTCACCGAACCCGGCGGGGCATGTGGCTGTGTACTGCTCCGAAGGTTCCTACGAGCGGCAGGGTGTCGCGGAGGCCGCACCGGATACGTGTTGGGTGGACGTCACTGTCCATTCGTTCGGCCCGGATAGGCGTGCGGCGCAGTGGTTGTCGACCCGCCTGACGGACAACCTGATGTCGGCGCCGATCTCCGCTTCGGGGTGGCAGCCGTCGTGGTTCGAGGAGCATCACCGCAACCCGCCGGTGTCGGACACGGATGTGCCCGGCGTGCCGACGGTTCTCATTGTCGACCAGTTCCGGTCGCTGTTCGCAAAGTCCACCTGAAAGGGACTGGCATGACTCAGAAGAAGCACGACGAACCGGATTTCGAGATCCCGTTCACCTCGTACACGCACATCCTCCACTCTGCGGGGGATTTCACCGACCCGGCCGTCGTCTACCACGACCTGATCCGCGCCGGCGACACCGAACCCGCCAAGCGCGCCGACCTCACCCCGGCACCCAACACCACCAAGGAGAAGTAGACATGGCAAAGGGTCTCAACTACCTGACAACGAAAGTTGTGGTGCTGCCCCTGGCGACGCCGACTTCGCTGACCGAGCCGAAGGTGTCGGAGTTCACCGGCGGCACCGCGAAGACGCTGGACCCGTACATGCTGCCTTCGTCGAAGCTGCCCGCGCGTGGCGCCGACAAGGTCGTCACCGAAATGGGCATCGACGAGTCAGTGGACGTGGAGGCCATCACCGGGTCGGCCGCGACGGGTTGGTTCATCGACTTCTTCTACGACTACGTCGCCGCGACAGGTGCGGTGTCGGCGACCGATCTGCGGACCGTGTTCACCACGCCGGGTTTGACGTGGGCGATGCTGGTGCGCGTCGGTAAGCCGTTCGGCACGGCCCTCGCCGTCGGCGACACCGTCGACGTGTATTCGGTGTCGTCGGGTGGTGTGCAGACGATCCGCGACTTCCAGGGCTACTTCAAAGGCAAGGTGGAGTTGCACAACATGGGTGCGCTCAACGAGTCCGTCACGATGGTGACCTGACGGATGGTTTCGAAGAAGAAACCTGTCGGCCCGGTTGATGTGTCGGCGTTCCTCGCCGAGATCCGGGCGGGGAAGGTGAAGGAACGTGTCCGGGCCGCCCAAATCTATTTGGACCCGGACGCCGCCGAGGAGGCGAACGCGGTCCTCAACGAACTGGACGCGTTGGAGCGGGAACCGGCTACCGCAGAGGTTTCCGTGACCGAAGCCGACCCGATGGTGGAGCGGCGCCTCGAGTTGGAGGCCCGGTACGACGAGTTGGCTGCGCGTTTCCGGGATTCGCTGGCGGAGTTCACGTTCCGCGCTGAGCGGATCGGCGATGCGGATGCGGTTGAGGCGCAGATGGAGGCCGACGGGGCGGACCCGAAGAACGCCGAGTGGCGGATGGCGTACCGGGTGGCGCACCACTCGGTGGACCCGAAACTGTCGGCGCAGGACGTGGCGGCGTTGATGCCGGTGATCGGCACGCAGCAGACGCTGAAACTGGTGGCTGCGTGTGAGGCGACATTGCGGGCACCCGCCCCTTTATCGCGGAGGCCCTTTGCTGGCCGGGAAACGCTGACGCCCTGAGTCGTCTGCGTTCTGCTCGGGAGTGGAAGTGGCCGCCGACGGTGCTGTTCGGGATCAGGGTGGGCCGGAAACCCGGCCGTCTGATCGACGCGGACGTGTTGTTGGTTGATGCGCTGCGGCTGTACGAGGCGTCGTTGTGCCCGGATTGCCGGCACCCGACGGCGTTGATGTTCAACCCGCGGTTGGAGCGGTTCCTACAGTTTTCGGAAGACGGCGCGGTGTGTAACTACTGCGCTTTGACGGAGACGCGTAGGGCGGACAACGACAACCCGTTGCAGCCGGGCGAGAAGTTGGTGATTGACACGCAGTATCTCTACGCGGTTCTCGCGGGGGACGACCCGTATAACGAGGGGGTTCCGGCGTGACCGCTGACCGTAACCTTCGTGTTCGGCTTGGGTTGGAGATCGGCGATTTCGTCGCGGACGCGAACCGGGCTGCGGTTGCGGTGGAGAAGGTCGGTACGGCGTCGAAGAACGCCGGTAAGGCCGCCGCTGTTGGTGCGGGCGAGTCGAAGGCCGCTGCGGCGTCGGTGTCTGGCGGGTTTGCGCAGGCTGCGAAGGACGCCGAGAAGTCGTCGGGGATGATCGGTGGTTGGGCGAAGAAGGCGGGGGAAACGTTCACCGCCGGTATTTCGTGGGCTGCCCGCGCCGCGGTGTCTGGTGCCGCTGCTGCCCTGACGATCGGGATGGCGAAGACCGGCGCCGAGTTCGAGCAGAACATGGCGCAGTGGGGCGCGGCTACACAGTCGACGGCTGCGGAGATCGCCCACGCGTCGGAGGTGGCCCGCGATCTGGGCAAGGACATCGCGTTGCCGACGACGTCCGCGTCTGACGCGGCCGAGGCGATGCTCGAGTTGGGCAAGGGCGGCCTATCGGCGTCGGAGTCGATGGCCGCGGCTCGCGGCACGTTGACGTTGGCGGCTGCGGCGCAGATTTCGGGTGCTGAGGCGGCGAAGATTCAGACGGCGGCGTTGAACACGTTCGGCCTGTCCGCTGACCACGCCGGAGAGGTCGCCGATGTGTTGGCAGCCGTGTCGGTGGCCGCGTCGGGTGACATGTCCGACTTCGGAACGGGTATGGCGCAGGCCGGTCTAGCCGCGCACGGCATGGGCATCGGTTTGGAAGACACCGCGACCACGCTCGGTATCTTCGCGAACGCGGGCCTGTCCGGGTCCGACGCGGGCACGTCAATGCGCACCATGCTCGCTTCGCTGGAATCGCCGTCGAAGCAGGCCAAGGAGTCGATGGACGCTCTTGGCCTGACTGTCTACGACTCGCAGGGCAACTTCCTCGGTATGCGGGTACTCACGGATCAACTCGCCCAAGCACAGGGCCGGATGACGACGGAGCAGTTCAACTTCAACGTCTCGCAGGCGTTGGGGCAAGACGCCATGCGGGCCGGTATCGCCCTCGCGGGGCAGGGTGTCACCGGCTGGGACCAGATGTCCGACGCGGTGAACCGGCAGGGCGCGGCGCAGGATTTGGCTGCGGCCCGCACAACCGGCCTGGCCGGTGCGTGGGGCGAGATGGTGAACGCGTTCGAGGACGTGTCCCTGTCGGTCTACAACATGCTCGCCCCCGCCCTGACGGGGGTCGTGGGTTTCCTCGGGGACATCCTGTCCGCAGGCGGCTCCGTGCTCGGCTGGCTCAGCGACCTGCCCGGCCCGATCCAAGCGTTCGGCCTGGCGCTCGGCGCGGTCGTGCTCCTCCGCGGCCCGCTCGGTTCCCTGTGGGGGGCGATGAAGTCCGGGGCCGAAACGGCGGCGCTGTCGATGATGGTCGCCAAGGACGGCATGACCGGGTTCGGGTCCATCGCGACCGGCGCGCTCGGGATGGTGAAGGGCGCTTGGAACGGCCTCAAGGCGGCGTTTCTGTCGAACCCGCTCGGGATCATCCTGACCGGTGTCGCCACCGCCATCTCGATCTTCTCGTCGATGACGGACGACGCGTCGGATGCGACGCGGGACTTCTCGTCGGCGATCGATGAGAACACCGGCGCGTTGGGCGCGAACGCTGCGGCTGCGATTTCGGCGGAACTGTCGAAGACCGGCGGCTACGAGAACGCCCACAAGGCGGGTATCGCGGTGGAGACGTACACGCAGGCGGTGATGGGCAACGTCGATGCGCAACACGAGATCGCTGCGGCGGCGAAGGAAGCCAACGACGCTTTGTTGGCGGCGTCGGAGGGGTCTTCCAACTACAAGCCGATCCCGCAGGACGCCATCGACAAGGCGTCTGCGCTGAACGCGGTAACGGGACAGTTGGGCATCGACCAGGGCACGTTGGCGACGGAGACGCAGAACGCGAAGGACCAGATCGCCGGTGCCGGTGCCGCTGCCGGTGAGGCAGCCGGTCAGGTCGGCGGGCTGGGCGGCGCCACGAAGGATTCGGTCGGGCCGACGCGGGACTTGTCGACTGCGTGGCAGGACGGCGCGGGTGACGCCTCGGATTTCGCGGCGCAGGTGCAGGCCGTGATGGACAAGATGGACGAGTTGACGGGCCGGAACCGTGACGGGGAGTCTGCGCAGCGCGACATCAACGCTGCGGTGCGGGATTACAACCAGGCCGCCCGCGACGTCATCGGTGCGCAGGACGATTTGACGACTGCGACGGACACGGTGAACCAGAAGTGGGCGGACTACGTCAAAGCCGTAGACGAGTCGGGTGCGTCGTCTCAGGAAGCCACGGACGCCGCGCGGGATTTCCACGCTGCGGAGCGGGACTTGGCGGCGAAGACCGAAGACGTCACGAAGGCGCAGGACGACCTGGCTGCGTCGTCGGACACAATGCAGAAGAAGATGGTCGAGGCTGGCACGGAGGCGTACAACAACGCCATCGCTCAGGGCAACTTCGCCGGTGCGGCGGACATTTCGCGGACGGCGATGGAGGGTGTTCGGGAGTCGTTCATCAACGCGCAGTCCCCGGCGGACATTGCATCCGGTAAGGCTGCTGCGCTCGCCGACCAGTTGGGTTTGATCCCCGCCAATGTGCCGATCGACATTGTCGCGGAAAACAACGCGTCCGGGACGATCGCCACCATCATGGAACAACTCAACGGCATGCCGTCCACCAAGACGGTGACGGTGACGGTGGGTACCCGGTACACCACCTTGTCGGGTGGTGCGACTGCGGCGAACAACATGGGCAACGTGTTGGGCGCGGCCGGTGTCGCCTGGTCCGGTGGGTTGGCGAAGAACCTGATGGGGTTCGACCGTGGCGGGTTGGTGCCGGGGCGTGCCCCGCAGAACCCGCGCGAAGACAACATCCTCGCCGCCTACGCGGGCGGCGGGATGATAAAGATTCGGTCGGGCGAGTTCATCATGTCCGAACCGGCCGTCAACCGCATCGGCGTCCCCACACTCGCGGCGTTGAACACCGGCTACACCCCGCCGCAGGGGGCGATCCTCTCCTCCGGTGGTGGCGGCGTGAACTTGGCTGGGCTCGAGGCTGCGATCCTGCGGCTCGCTGGTGCCCGCGCCGGGCAGACCAACAACATCGAGGTTCACACCGCCGACCCCGGTGTTGAGCAGGCGCTGAACAACGCGCTGTTCCAGTTGCAGACGTTGGTCTGATGGCTGACGACGTCGAGTTCGTGTGGCGCGGCCTGTCTTTGGGAACCGCGACTGTGACGGTCACGAAAGTTACTGGGTGGCTTGACCTTCCGGGCGGTTCGTTCGAGTCGTTGCGGGCTGCGGGGCATGGGATTGTGCCGCCGAGGGTGGTTCAGGGTCCGCGGGTTGTCACCGTGACGGGCACGGTCCGGGGCACACCTTCCACGCGTGACGCGCTGGTCGCTTCGCTGCGGAGCGTGATGGTGCCGTCGGCGGCGGCGTCGACCGCGACGGAACCCCTCGTAGGGTTGGTTGCGGGTTTGACGGTGGTCGCCGAGGCGAAGTTGACGAACTTCGCGGTCAGCATCGACCCCGGCGTGTGGAACGTGGCCGGTTGGGCTCCGTGGTCTGCGCAGTGGATGTGCCCCGACCCGCGGGTGTTCGGCGACTGGATCACCGAAACTGCCGTGTTGGTGACGGCGACTGGCGGTGCCGCGCTGCCTGCGACGTTGCCGTTGACGTTGCCTGCGCAGCCGATCGGCGGCAGGGTGTCGATCTACAACCCCGGCAACGACCCGGAGGGGTCGCCTGCGGTGTTCACGTTGGTGGGCGCGCAGTCGGGAACCGTTGGTATCTCCCTGCTTTCGACGGGGGCGACGCTGATGTACGGGATTGCGCTGGGTGTCGACGACACGTTGGTGATTGACACCGCGAGGGGCGGTGCGTTCCTGAACGGCGCCTACCGCGCCCCCACTGCCGGTTCCAGTGTGACGGGGGACTTCCGTCTGCCTCCGGGTGTGTCTGTTGTGCAAGCGCTTGGTTCGGCTGGTGCCGGTTCTCCGAGTCTGACTGTGGCCGTGCGGCCCGCGAGCTGGTGAGGGGCTAATGGCTACTAGCTACACGGCAGATCCGGGCGGCTTCGACGGATACACGAACGAGTGGGACACGCAGGCCGTCGGGTTGCACGCATCGGCGTTGGCGGCGCGGAACGGTGCGCAGCCGAACTCGGGTGTGGTGATGGGCGGGGCGTTGTCGTTGGCGTACGTGGCGACGACGGGTTTGTCTGCGACGTTGAAGCACGGCACGGCGATCGTGCAGTCCTCCGACCCTGCCCGTGGTGCGCATGTGGTGACGGTCCCTGCGGACCAGACGTTCACTCACGCGACGGCGGATGGCACGAACCCCCGCAACGATCTGATCGTGGCTGAGGTGAACGACGTCGGCACCACCTCGTCGTACAAGCGGGTGCGGATCTTGCAGGGCACCCCCGCCGGTACCCCCGCCGATCCGACTATCGGCGGTTCGCTGGGCAACGGGTCGTGGTTTCC